CGGCAAAGAAATTCCCAAATATCTTAGTTGAGTATGATAGTTTGGTAGGGCATAGAAATGCCGGTTTTGTAGAATTATCGTGTGCACCAGGCCACTTTGTAAAACATTGTAGGGAAAATAAAAGAACGTGTGAAGCAATGTTTTATGCTAAAGGACTACCCATGGATAAGAACTTCAAGATAGATGATGCTCACGCTTGGAATGATCACACCCAAATGAAGGCTGTGTTGTTGAAAATCCTACAAAATGATGCCAGTATTAGAACTATATTCTGTGACGCCGCCACTAGACAGAATTCAGAAGCATTAATAGCTAATATAATTAATGATATCAAAGAAATCGCATTAAAGTTCCATTGTGATGTTATCGTTAAAACGTTTGGTAACCCTCAAGAAGTTTGGAAATTGGCCACTAATTACAGGTTAGTTAAGAGATATGATCACGTTGATTTCGAACCCAACGTTGAGAATTCAGAGAAATATTATTTCCTAATTGACGCTCAGGATGGCTTAACTCATGAATATGATGATCTATATGATAAGTTCAACAGTAAAATTACTGATCATAATTATATTCTTGATGCTACTAAAGTAGCCAAATTCAGAGCTTACTTCTTTAAAGGTGATTTTAAAGTTTATGATACTTTGGGGGATATAGCTAATAAGAATGTTTCTGGTTCGTTTAAAGCTATAACTGGTTATGCTAGTGCGTCTAAAACGACTTATGCCATAGAAAATTATCCTAATGCTGTGTTTGTTACACCAACTAGAGAACTTAAACACACCCATCTATTAAGTGGTGTTAGATCATACACACAACATGAAATCTTTAAGATTAAGAATGTTCCCGCTGAATTAATAGTGGATGAAATGTCACAATTCTTCGTTGAATATCTAGCGCTTTTACAAATGCAATTCCCAAGAACGCAGATAATTATGTTAGGCGATGTTTATCAAGTACCAGCTGTTGCCTTCGATACCAGGGAGAGGTTTACACAATTTAAGGACATCGGAGTTAGGAATAACATAAGGGAAACATACAAAATCCCTCAAGATATTGCAGCCATTATAAACAAGAAATTCGGTTATGATATGATGGCTAAATCGGAGGTAGAGAAAGGTGCTACTTATGTTGATGGTGATGTATTTTTGTTCCCGAAGAAATGGAAGTCAATACCGATAATATGTTTTAATGATAACACTAAAGACAGATTATCCAAGGCAGGTTTTAATGCGTCAACTATAACTTGTTATCAGGGTTCTAGGGCTCACACGGTGTTGTTTTATATAGATTCGCGAGCGATACAGTCACACCTAATTAAC